ATACGATTCTGAGCATTTTTCTTAATTTTCTCGGCTTGCTCCCTTTCCGTGATAAATCGTCGACGTAACGCAGCGATTCGTGTATTGAGCCCCCCGGCGTGCAATTTCTCCTTAGCCAATTCTTTCTTAGATCGAGAGACCGTCTCTGCATTTTTGCGAGCCCTATTTGAGCGCCTGTTCAACTCGACCTCTAACAGGTGTTTATTGTTCTGCATTCTAGTCACGTCGTTTATAGCCTGACGCTTTTCGCGCTCAGCTTCGGAAATCATGTTTTTGGCCAACTTAGCTTCTCTTAAACGTAATCGAGACTGCACCGTTCTCTGATGCGAAACCTGTCTTTGTGTATTACGTTTCATCTGCGCCAACTTCATCTCTGTGTTAAGTTTGTTCGTGGACGTGTTCTTGCTACCCCTAAAAAGCCGACCAAAAAATCCGGGTTTCTTTCCATTAGGTTCGCGTCGGTTAGGTTCGCGTCGGTTAGGTTCGCGTCGGTTAGGTTCGCGTCGATTTTCGCCGAAATCCTTGATACGGTCCTTATGTCTATTCCGTATGGTATTTTTCACAGACTTAGGACGATTTCCATCAGGTTTCACAACGTTACCATTAGGTTTCACAACGTTACCATTGGGTCTGTCACCATTGTTTCGCCTCGCACTATTAATATTCGCACGGTTCCGATTCTCGTTATTCCGATTCTGATTCTCGTTATTCCGATTCTCGTTTTGAACATTGTTCCGATTCTCATTGACGAAAAAGTTTTCAGATTTTGGTGCAGAGACTACTCTAGACCCCGGTAAGAGTATAGGCTCACGTACACCCGTGCTCGCCAATCGTCGACCAATAGCATTCTTTAAATCGGCTATAGTTTTGTCGGTATTCACGAGTCCAGCCTTCTTGGCGAGTCTTTTCACGACTGCGGAAGTTGTGTTGGATTTATAAAGCGTTTCATAATCCTTTTGGGTAAGCGGCGACTTAGAATCCAAAAGAAAACGCTTATCTCTCGTAAGCACGAGAGGAGGCATGGGCAAATTCCCCTTCTTAGCCTCTCGAGTAATATCACACATCCGCTCACGGGACACGTTGACTGCGTGCCCTGTGTGAAGCTTTATTAGCTTCCTGATATTCTTGGTTTTCGCATCAGGATCACAAACGTCCATCTTGTTATAATCACATAAAATAATATAACAGGTGGGATTACTGGTTAAACCCGTGTAAAAACATACGTAATTTGTCATCATAAGACATATTGAATTTAAAGATATTGAAATCACTCGTGTTCACGTGTATAGTTTTGTATTTAGTTGGATCGTATGTATTGATCCTAAAATCGATTAGACGATTCATAAATGCGCCTATATACTCCGTGAATGTCGTTATCTTTTCTATATAACGTGGCTCGTTGTGTAAAATAAACGATATAATCTTATGATGTGGCTTATTAAAAAAAGGTTCTAACGGCATTATATCTTTCGTGCCTCCATCTAAATACATACTTCCCTTGTACGATTTAGTTGCGGCTATGAAAGGTATAGATATACTCATGCATATAGCATCTATCACGTACATATCGGGGTGTGAATCTACTGAGAAATATTCAGTTCTCCCCCTGTTTAGATTAAAGGCTGCTATGTATAATTTTTTACGCAAGTCCGAAAACGTGGGATTGCATCCGTACATCTTTTCTATAGCATCACGAACAGCCTCAACATCTATGAGTCCATAATTTTTAAACAGTGATCGTAGTTTGTACTTTGCAAGTCCCTCGATATCCAAACTCAATAACTTTTCAAATGCATCATCTAAGGATACTTCCAGGGCTAAAAACGTGCCTATTAAAGCGCCAGCTGATGCACCGGAGATCTCTTTTATATTTTTTAATTCATTTTCATATTTTTTTAACCGGCCCATGAAAGCAAAAAGACCCATAGACGCTGGGCCTATCACAAGATATTCCATATCGCATCACTTAATAGAACTTAGGAAATTGCTTTCGTAAAAGAGCGAACGCAACCGCGAAAACGATTGTGTGAACAAGGATCGCGGTCTGGGAAGTCTTTCCAGACATGAACTTACCGGGAGGGAGGGTAAGAAGCATACCCGGGCTGAGAGCCATGAAGAGCGCGGTGGTCACGAGGAGGTCGTTCTGGGTAAGAACGAGGCCCATGGACTTAGCGATGAGCGAGTACACCAGGAAGAACACGAGACCATGGAAAAGCACGGACATCTTGTCGGTGCTGACATTCTTGAACGAGAGCTTCATACCGTTGGTCTTAAGAAGCATACCAGGGCTGAGCGCAAGAAAAAGAACGGAGGGGATGGCTACCTTCTGGGAGGTAAGTAGGGGAAGCATTTAATATATACACATAATATATTTCGCGAACGACAGAAAATGGTCAAATGATACACCTTTCATCATCTGCTCACGAACACCATTCTCTCGAATAATCCTGACCAGGTTCTTCCACACATGAATCAGGCGTTCTTCATACCATATCGTTTCCTCCTGGTGTTCCCATGTAGTTCGTCCAATCGTATCATGTTCAAGATAGCAAAATTCAACAAAATCGCAAAATTTGCCGGAATGCTGAATATGTGCATCATAGAGTAGAGTATTCATGGTATTCCACATATGATGAAGTTCTTCTGAGTATTCAAGTTCCCAGTCTTCTATCGTATGATCATAGTCACTATCATAATTTTCATTATCACTTTCATATTCGGGGTCGTTTCCTGTAGTCGCCTCGTAGACGTACTGAGTCCAAACCATTATTCAGAAGTCTTCTTTTTGAGTCCAGTTACGGAGATGGTAGATGTTTCTTTTGTTGGTAAACTCTCGACGATTACCTTTAAGGCAGTTTCCGCCTGCTGATCGTTTCCGTCGAAGAATACGTTAAGTCCTTCCCTGATGGTGTCTTTATTAAGACCAGCTTTTCGAATGCTTTTCTTGACCGTGATTTTACCAGTTTTGGTATTGATGACGTCGAGGCCGTTATCTACCATCAGTTTTTTGATGTGTAACTTAAGTGTCTTTTCTGCTTGGGAAAGGACTTTAATATCGGATCTTGCTTCTTTAATCTGCTGATTAAGTTCAACCAGTTTAGAGACGCTGTTCGTGAGATCGTCGGCTTGAATGTTAGACATATACTAAATAAAGACTAATTACCTTTAAGTTGTTTTAGATTAAGGCACGCTGCATGGTGTCGGGGGCAATAGTAGAGTTATTCCACGTGAACGGCTCCTTGGGATTAGGGGGCTCAGCGCGAAGGGACTGATTAGCGTTGCGAAGGGCGCCGCCGGTAGTCTCGGGGATACCGATCTGGTTACGGGGCTCGAGGAAGCTCTGGCCAGCCAGGATATCTTCGGGTGCGAACTCACCGAATTCCTCCTGAGAAGCCACCTCTCGGGGGAGAAGAGAGGAAGCGAGACCGGTACCCGCGCGCATCTCACAAGAATCGGCAGCCATGGGCTGGGGGCCTGGGGCATCACCGGCGCTGGCGCTGGTGATGGGGGCGTAAGACCTCTCCTTAACGGAGTATGTGGAAGTCTTACCAGTCCTCTTGAGGAGGACGATGATAATAACGCCGACAACGAAAGCAAATAAGACGCGACCGTAGGGAACCCTGTTCAAGCGTTTAGTAAGAGACATCTTTTATATACTGTTAACAAATTTTTTTTATTGATCATCCTCGAACATATATTCATCGGGATAAGTTTCATCGAAAGTCTCCTGATCAGGTTCATCGGGCTTGGCGAGCCTGACTTGAACAACATTCCAGGCTGGACCGAACGCTTTCTTGGCAAACCAAAGTCCAGAAAATTCGAGGACGAGTGAGCATGTGGCGTCTGGTTGAATATCGTCAAACTCGACGGCCTCCTTATCGGCGGAAAAAACCTTACTATTAGAAATACGCTCTGCTGAGATAGTGTCGTCCCTGATGTAAGCAGACTTGATAGTCTTGTCAGCAAGCTTTCGACCGAACCAGGCCTCACAATTCTCGATAGCATTCTGAATATTGACATCATGAAGCTCGTCGATTTTCGTAAAGTCGGCGGGTTCAAAGCTTAGATCCTCGCCGGTCTTCTCTACAATCTTCACATCGTTAAGCTGAATAAACTTACGCTTACGCTCGTCTGTGAATGCGCGAACATGGTAAAGGCCGTCTTCACCTTTGGAGACGGTATCGTAAATCATTATGTAAGATATACGTATCATTTCTTTAAACCTATGAAAGGTATAGCAGCTGAACGTTCGAGAAGAGGTTTTGGAACCCAACCATCTCGTCTAGGTCTAAATCCGTATAACGTATTCTGGACATTTAAGTTTTTAGGAATGGGCTGTGCGTTTATAGGTCGGAGTGCGAATTCGTTCCTGACGTATGCGTTGTTATTCTCGCGCTTCCACTTGAGATTTTTGAGATTGAAACGCTGATTCCCATTTGAACGCTCGTATCCTTCTATCACGGTTTTTCTGGATACAGGGTTTAATCCGTGTACCATTTTCTTGGAAAGGCGTTCCTTTGACGGCTCTGTAGTAAACTTTTTGTACTTGTAAGGATTGACCTTCATCGCCTTCTGAATAGATACATTCTTACGCCTGGGTGCCTGCTTTGTCACGTATGTTCTCTTGAGTTTTGGGCGTATACGCCTGACCACGGAATCTATGCTATCCGCAAGTTTGATTTTCTTATCAAATAACCTCGCCAATCGTATGAGTCGTTGTCTATCTTTTTCTTTCTTCTCTGGACGAAGTTTTAAGGTGTGCATGAGGTAGATATCATCTATCAAAAACTCTTTACTGGCGACGTATACCTTTTTGTTTACTACCATCTTGTTTGTATTGACGTTCCTGTACGTCACACCTTTTTTCAGAGTACGAACCACGTCGTATCCAAATTCATTAGGTCGCATGAAAGGTATATCGAGTAATCCTCCTAACGTGACATTTTCAATCTTATTATTTTCGGGGGAGAAGAAACGAATATTCAGATCGAGGGCAAATAATTCAACATCTATGAATATATCACCCACACCCGCCTTGTTATTGGTGCGCGTCTTTTTCTTCTTGATGAGGGTGTATCGTCTCGTCACGAATGGACCACCCTGTTTGAATCCCAGACCCAAGTATTTAATGAGTTTCTTATCCATGGACATGATACGGGTCTTGATGCGCGCGTTTAACTTTTGTGCAATTTTACCAAGCTTATCCCATAGTATGAGTTTTATGGCCTGTAATTTACCAAAATACTTTGCATCATAGTAAATACGCGGAACGAACTTAGCATCTATATCACTCGTCACGATGCGTTCATTATAAGGCATATACATATTGAACGCTTCTCCACCACTGATCACTAAATCACCCATATTTTTCATATACTCACTAATTTCACCTATAGTATTGAGTATGATATCTCTGCACGCGTCGGTCACGAAGACGTATACAAATTTTTCCAGTGATTTCTTCGAGTGTGTACTATGTAAGCGACTTCGAAACTTTCCCAAATCCCTCGCCGCATTACGTTCAAAATACTTTTTCAGTTTGGCATCTCTGAAAAGTAAATTTTCGTGTCTGAACTGATCGATGACCTGTTTAGAATATAATTTGATGTCCATTAATATAGATCAATATTTTTATACACGAATAGATGATCCCCTGATGATATCAACACGCTTAAAGACGAACTGCATATGTAATGTATAATGTCTACCGAAACTGCGTCCAACCGTAACGAATGCCTTACCGAGATTACCGCTCTCCGTAATGAACTTAAGTCGCTCACCAAGATTGTCCGAAAGATCAAGGCTAAGCTCGACGATCCCAACGGAGAGAAGTCCGCCAAGCGCGCAAAGAACAACGGTTTTAACCGTGAGCAAAAGATTTCCGAGGAGCTCCGTACTTTCCTGGGTCTTCCCGAGGGTCAGCTCGTCTCTCGCAGCACTGTAACCAAGTCTATTAACGAGTACGTTAAGGCCAACGGTCTCAAGCATCCCGATAACGGTCGAATTCTCGTTCTCGACCAGAAGCTTCGCGATCTTCTTAAGCCCCCTGTCGACGTTCAGGTTACTTTCCTCAACCTTCAGAAGTTCCTCAGCCCTCATTACACCAAGGTCGAGGCGTAAATCATACTTAAAAATAAAAACCACGTAATATAATAACAATGTCAATCGACAGGACATCTGTCGAGAACCTTGTTGGTACAAAAATATCAAACATAGATTTGTACCAAAAAGCTTTTACCCATAAAAGTGCGCTAAAAGAGGATGAAACGTTAAACGGATCGTTTGAGACGCTCGAGTTTATTGGTGATTCTGTTTTAGGGTTCGTAATTACTAAATTTTTATATGATAAATATGAAAATCGCCAAGAGGGATTTCTAACAAAAGCTCGCACGAAGCTTGTACGCGGAGAAACGCTGGCCGAAATTGCATCCAAACTCGAACTGTATAAATGGATTCGAATGGATGAAAAGGGTATGCGAAATCAATGGATCCACAATCCAAAGATTTTAGAAGATGTATTCGAGGCACTCGTCGGTGCTATATACATGGATATGGGTCTATTGCACGCCAAAGAGTTTATATTGCGTATCTACAACGATTCATCATTTGTGAATATGCAATCGATCATGGTTGACGATAATTTCAAGGACCATCTCATGCGATATTGCCAATCGAATAGTCTTAGTCTCCCCGTGTATAACATATCTTCTCACGAAAACGGAATTTTCCATATAACTGTTTTCGTAGACGGTATATGTATGGGATACGGATTTGCAAAAAACAAAAAGCAGGCGGAACAAAATGCAGCTCGGGCGTTCTTTTATCCACCTAAGTCAGTTTATCCAAACAACGGATACATCCAACAATGAAGGGGGACGACTTCACTCCCCAAAAACGTGTCACCAAGAACGATAAAAAGCAAAAACGGGACGTATATTCTCAAAAATACGTTCGTACAGTACTTAAACATTTGGAGGGTAAATTAACCAATGCACCCGAACGTGAAGATATTACTGGAGAGGAAGTACGCCCCACAGAAGTCAGAGGAATGGCTAAGTCTAAGAGGAAAAATGCTCACGGCAAGTGATGCAGCTACCGCTATAAGCAAAAATCCATATGAAACTCCCGATGGCCTACTCTTGAAAAAATGCGGATTAGGAGAAAAGTTTACAGGAAATGCAGCTACACGCCACGGTGAGTTGTACGAAGATGAAGCGCGTATATTGTATGAGCAACGTCACGGTGAGGTTGTTCATGAATTGGGTTTATGTCCACACCCTGTTCACAAGTGGCTTGGTGGTAGTCCTGACGGTGTATCGGAATCGGGAAAACTGGTCGAGATTAAGTGCCCTCCTCAAAGAGCTATCATCCCTGGCGAAGTTCCCGTGCATTATATGCCACAGCTTCAACTCTGCATGGAAATATTAGACCTAGAGGAAGCAGATTTTATCCAGTACAAACCTGCAGCTACCAATTGGCCTAAGCCAGAAGAGTTTGACGTTGTTAACGTGAAGAGAGATCCTGAGTGGTGGTCGACGTATCTTCCTATCATGAAAGAGTTTTGGGATAAAGTTTTATACTTTAGGGAACATATCGACGAACTTCCAAAACCTAAGGAGAAAAAGAAACGCGTTTTAAAAGAAAAGGTACACGTTTGCGAGATAGCGTCTGATCCCGACGATGATTATCATAGTAATTAATAACACCTAAGTCGAATATCGAATAAATCATTTTCATACCAATACAACAACTCTCAATACAATGAACAAGTACGCTCTCAACGGCACTCTTCACGCACCTTACCAGGTCGACGGTGTAAAATGGATGAATGATATGGAACATCAGACCTCGGGTCCCAAGGGTGGATTCTTATGCGACGAGATGGGGGTCGGGAAGACTATCCAAATCATCGCGACAATGCTCAAGAACCCCAAGCCGCACACGTTGATCGTCGTGCCCAAAACCATCGTTACTCAATGGAGTACAGAGATTTCCAATTTTGCACCAGGTCTCTCTACTCTCGTTTATGACGGGCCCGGTCGTACGACTAACATCGAGGATCTCAAGAAGGTAGACGTCGTACTCTGCCCTTACAGTCTCGTCTACAACAAGAAGACGATTCTTCACGCGATGAAATGGGATCGCGTCGTTCTCGACGAAGCCCACGAGATTCGCAATCGCAAGTCTGAGACGTTCAAAGCCGTGTATAAGCTTGATACGGATATCCGTTGGCTCGCCACCGGTACCCCAGTCTTTAACTCGATGGAAGATTTCGTCTCACTTTGCATGTTCTTGGGATTTTCCCAGGACCTCGTACAGGCTATGTACGACGAGATCAAGGATATCTACATTCTCAGACGCACCAAAGCCGACAATATCGGAAAACTACCACACTGTCACTTTGAGAACGTGGAACTCGAGATGTACGACGAAGAACGACGCGTGTATGAACAGGCATTCTTTGAGTCACAAGAATACATCAGTGAACTGAAAAATGTTGCAATTTCCATTGGCTCGAGATCTATGCAGATTTTGGAGTGCCTACTCCGTGTGCGTCAAACCATGACGTGGCCTCAACTCTACCTGGATGGAATGACCAGGAAGCAGGGCGTTGACCGAATCATATGGCAACACAGTACGAATAAAATGGACACTCTGACCAAGAATGTTTCCCAGCACCCAGAGGAAAAGAGTGTAATCTTTTGCCAGTTCCGGGGTGAAATGGATCATATCGAACATATGTTCAGGGGGTGTGTTTTCAGGATCGACGGAATGGTTGAGAAGGATGAGCGTCATGCTCGTCTCGAGGAATTCAAAAATGCACCAGATGGAAGTGTACTCGTCGTACAGATTAAATGTGGTGGCGTTGGTCTCAACATCCAGTGTGCGAGTCGTGTATACATCATGGCTCCTTCGTGGAATCCCGCAACGGAACTTCAAGCCATCGGCAGATGCCATAGAACGGGTCAGACCAGGGAGGTGTATGTGAAGAAATATCTCTACACCGATACACCCACGGTGAGAAGTGTTGATCTCGCTATGATGGCTCTCCAGGGTCACAAAGCTCAGGTGTGTGCAGAAGTTCTCAACGATGAACGAATTGGATACCAAATTCCGGTCAAATACGAAAAATCCATCGACGCCATCAGGAAAATTTTCCGGTGATATAGTAAAACAATGTACGCAACCGCCGAAGGTTCCCGCGCCGAAGTCTACCACGGTGCCGCCAAGCACACACCCGGTGGCCTTGTGAAGAAGGATCTCACACAGGATAAGTATGGTAATATCAAGAGCAAGGCCGCCATGTCCGCCGCCAAGAAGCGCATGAAGAAGGAGGGCGCGTCTGCCATGGTCAAGGTTTTCAAGCCCGCGAAGAAGGGCGACTTCAAGCTTGCGCCCAAGAAGGGTACCAAGAAGTACAAGACGCTCGTAAAAAAAATGAAGTAAATAGTAAAGGATGACTCTTGCTAAGTGGGATGAAGCTGTCCGCGTAGCAAAAATCAAGCTCAAGCTTGACCCAAATAAGTATAGTGTTATAAAAGGAAAATTATTAAAAGAAGCTCAGTTCGTTTATTACTTACTCTTAGAGAGTAAGTAATTAGTCTAAAACAAATTGGAATCCCTTAAGTTGTTGTGGTTCATGCACGACAAGTTGATGCAACTTCCACGTTACCCCAAACTTTTTATTTAGAAAATAGACACTCGTCAACTCAACGATTGCTACACCAGAATTCCTAGCATATAATTTATCAGCAGCCGTATCCTTGAGATGTTTGCGTTCATTATTGAATACACCAGCTTTAATCATTCTATCAGGTGTAGTATCAACCTTAATACGAAACTTCGGCTCCCTGTCGGGTGAACGTTTTATGTTTGAGTTAAACATGGGTTTAAGATCTTCAACGGTCATGTACTTATGAAAGATTTTTTCACTTTGCTTACTCACGTTTTCAATGATTTTTTCTTCCGTTTTTGTGAGTATTTCGTAAAAGGCTTTTACGTAGTTACCCTCTTCATCGTATCCTTTCATAGAAAAGTCGACATTCCATTTGGTATTACCCACGGGTGGGGTAAAACCAGAAATACCGAATGGCATATACATGCGAGGTATTTGAATACGGACGGGGTTACCCTCATTCGTACTGAATGAGATCTTTCGCCCGTCATATTCAAGGATATCCAGTGTATCGATGAGGGTATGAAATTTTGCCATTATAGTAAAGTATGCGTCTAAAACTTTAAGCTGAACAAGCTGTGCATTCGGCTTCAAGACTAAACTGGATTGGTCGAGCTTTTGCTTTACTTCGCAAGTAATACATCCCAGTCTTCAGCCCAGATTTCCACGCGTACATATGCATAGACGACAGTTTAGACAATGTCGGGTTTTCAACAAACAGATTCATACTCTGACTCTGGCAGACGTATACACCTCTATCAGCCGCCATGTCTATGATAACCTTCTGACTGATCTCCCATACAGTTTTGTATAGTGTTTTGATATCGTCGGGGATATCGGTGATGTTTTGAATTGAGCCACTGGCCTTGATCATGAGATCCTTCATATCCTTTGACCACAATCCCACCTTTTGAAGAGCTTTCACGAGATGTTTGTTTACAACTACGAACTCACCGGCAAGGGTGCGACGAAGATAGATGTTCGTGGTATAGGGTTCAAAACATTCGTTGTTACCCAGGATCTGAGAAGTACTCGCCGTGGGCATGGGAGCGAGAAGTAGACTATTTGCGACACCCTTCTTCACACGTTCGCGCATAGCATTCCAATCGTATAATCCACTATGAATGGGTTCACGATCCCACATGTCGAATTGCAAAATACCCTGGCTGATAGGACTCCCCTCGAAAGATTCGTATGCGCCGCGCTTCTCTGCGACGTCACAACTCGCTTCGAGTGCACCGTGATACATAGTCTCAAAAATATAGGCGTTCATCTTGCGAGATTCTTCGTCACCGAATGCATGTCCGCATAGGATGAAAGCGTCGGCCAAACCCTGTACACCAATACCAATCGGTCGGTGCCTGAAATTAGAACGTTTTGTATTCTCTGTCGGGTAAAAATTTCTATCAATCACCCTATTGAGATTGTATGTGAGCGTCTTAGAAATAGAGTGTAGCTTTTGGTAGTCAAACACTCCATCCTTTACACAAGCCGGGAGTGAAATAGACGCTAGGTTGCACACAGCGGTTTCTTCCTTGTTAGAATATTCCACGATTTCGCTACAAAGGTTAGAAGACTTAATCGTGCCGAGGTTCTTTTGATTACTTTTTTTGTTGCATGCATCTTTGTAAAGCATATAGGGAGTGCCTGTCTCACTCTGCGATTTAATGATAGCCTTCCAAATATCAGCCGCGAGCATGACCTCGTTCGCGCGACCCTCTTCTTCGTATTGGATGTATAGCTTTTCAAATTCATCACCGTACACATCAGAAAGTCCCGGAGCCTTATCGGGGCAGAAAAGAGACCACTTTCCACCTTCCTCCACACGCTTCATGAACAGGTCAGGGATCCATAAAGCACTGAATAGATCGCGGCATCGCGCTTCCTCGTCACCTTGATTAAGGCGAATATCAAGGAAATCGAGAACATCCGCGTGCCATGGTTCGATATACATAGCGAACGACCCCTTTCTACGTCCAGCCTGATTCACGTATCTCGCAGTTGCATTAAACACACGAAGCATCGGAATAATACCATCCGACTTTCCATTGGTTCCCCTGATAACGGAATTATTAGCACGGATATCATGTATATGGAGTCCGATACCACCCGCCCATTTTGAGATTTGGGCACATTCCTTGAGTGTATCATATATTCCATCGATAGAATCGGCCTTATTAGCGGCAAGGAAACACGAGGACATCTGTGGACGATGTGTTCCGGCGTTAAAAAGAGTCGGGGTGGCGTGGATAAAATGACCACGTGACATGGATTCATAGGTTTGTACGACCGAGTCGATATCTTCCCCGTGAATACCTATGGATACACGCATAAGCAGAAATTGAGGTGTCTCGATGATATTACCCTCGACCCTCTGAAGATATCCCTTTTCTAACGTTTTAATACCAAAATAACCAAAATCGAAATCGCGTTCTGGGGAAATGAATTTCTCTACATTCCCAGCCATATCCATAACTTCTTTCGTTATGATGTTAGCTTCGTACAATTTAGACATCGAATCACAAAACGTCTTAGGAGCCGTCTTTTGAATATTACTCGCTACGATACGAGTAGCGAGAACCTCATAATCTGGATCACTCGTGAGCATACCAATGCATATCTCAGCAGATAGGGTGTCTATTTCGTGTGTGGTGATATTGTCATACATAGATGAAAATACTTGTTTCGCGATAAGAGAAGCGTCTACTTTATCGGATAATTCGTATCTCAATTTGGAGATCCTGTTGGTGACCTTATCAAACTTTACGTCTTCAACATGACCGGACCGTTTAATAACCCGCATGATATTAATAATACATGTCTACTTTTTAATTACATTTGAAGTCTTCACTTCGGACGGGGACGGGGCCAACCGTCTCAGCATACCTGTTAGGCTGAAGGAAACTTGTGTTCACATTGAAATTGCCGGGAACGCCTGGCGGGGACACGGGGGGATAAGAGCCAATAAAGCACTCGGGAGCCTGGCATACAGGGGGTTCCATGTTGCAGGGCTTGGTGTTGTAAGCCTCGTCAAAATCAGCAGCAGCTATCATTTATTATCTACATATACTTTTTTTCCTGGACTATATTAAATGTGTGATAGACTTCACCTTAATTCTATGAAACAGACAGAAACCCCCCTGAACAAGGTGTTCTTTTCGGACTTCAATATACAGATAGTTCAGAAATCTATACGTCAGGCTTTCAAGAATAAGACAGGTGTTTCCATCGACTACCAAAACGCGAGTGATCTGTATGCGATCATGCGTGTTGTATTTATCAACAATGCCGGTAACCATTACACGAATGTAAACGAACAGGTTAAGTTCATGAACTCTGTGGTAATAAAAACTACCCTCCCCCAAATTCAGTCAGGGGTTGCACAATACATGGGCTATATCAGGGATATTGATACCCTGGTGGTCCCCCCCAATCCTCCTGCGAATACGAGTACCTATGGTATGAAACTCGACCCGAATGATAAAATAGGTGTATAAAGAATTGAAACGTGATGTGTATAAGTAAAATGTCGTTAAACTATTACAAATCCGAAACGGAAAAGATATGCAAAATCAAGGGCTGGGATCGCGCTGAAATTAACACGGTCTGGCTTCTCCTTTCAGAAGAATTTGGAGAACTCGCTTCCGCTATCCGCCAATCTAAGAAGACGTTTAAGAAATCTAATATGAAAAAGGATAAGGGAGTTGATATCATGATGGAAATGGGTGATGTATTTAGTTATCTGTTTCAACTCGCTCATATGTTAAACGTCGATCTAGATAAGATGTGGATAGAACATGGAAAAAAGATGACACACAAAAAATATATCTCTTGATAGTAGTAAAGATGAGTAAGCATATGCTCAGCGATCAAGCATCGATCGATAAAATTAATCCGTACGTGTCAAGGGAGTTTTCTTTGCCGGGCTCCAGTCGAAGGCCTAACACATTTGCCCCCCATAAGAAAATCGAGGAAGGTGGTATGCCGGAAAGCGAACACATCATATGCGAGTATGGTGTGACCGCGGGTGAGAAGACGGTCGATTTTTGTAAGGGAAAGAGTGCCTGTGAACTTTCTAGACCCACCATTCCAGGACGTAATATAGATTTAGGTTACGATGAAGCCAAGCCTTCCATTATTCGCGAGAGTGCGAATTTTATTAAGTCTATCAAGAAATTAGACGCTTTTACCATTATTATATTGGTTCTTATAATTCTATTGCTATCGTCTTTAAAACGTCGATAAGATCAACGACACGCTTTTTATACCCACATTTCATAATAATTAGAGGAAATGTGTGAATGCAAAATTCCCTTACAAACTCTCTCTGCCATCTCACTCCTTTATTTATGATAGGGGGTGCGAAAGTAGGATCAATAATCTTAACCGCATTCATTACTCGAATGATGCAATTAATGTTAAAATTCTCACATAATATATCTTCCAACATCATACACGCCATTACTCGCCTCGTTCGAGTCGTGCTAACTATGTCGTTCTCTAAAAAATCTGCGTATGAAGTAAATCCATGCTTGAACTTGATTTCTTCCCAGCTTCCAATTGGCTTGGTGTTAAAACACGCAGCTTCGTTTATATAGCCTTCCCCATCAACATATCGAGAGTATTTAAGTTCAACCTTAGGAAGATTTGTACGCTTGTCTATAAACGTGCGAGCCTCTTTAACGAAGGAAGGCATATTTACACTCTGGCTTAAAATCCAACTTCTTCTCTAAATCCTTTAATTGCTCTTTCTTTTTAATTTCTACACCAATACAATTATGATGTTCTAATCTAAAACACTTCATACAAAATTGACCACCGCAATATTTACACACCATAGGAAATCCGCATTTCTTTTTGCATTGTTGACATGGCATTTGATTATATAATGATTTATTTTTTTAACTTAAGTCGAGCTTCTTTATGCTAAGAAGTACGTCCAAATGTTCTCGTCTATCGCGAATAACACTTTCTGCTATTTACTGACTCAAGATGAGTTCAGAAATAAATGCCCCGAGAAGATTCGACCTTCCAGGATCAAACTCACAACAATTACCATGATCTCCGCATTCTCAAAACCTATCGAAGTCAAAAAGATTCGTTCAGTATTTGAAGAACTCGGAGAAATACGTCTTCATCGAAACAAAACGACCAATCAGGCGATCGTATGGTCACTTAAAGCGACAACGTTTTACAATCAGATCACCCTCACATACGACGATGGTCACAGTGTTAAATCGATCAAGATCTTTCCCAATGGCAGTATTCAAGTCGCTGGGTGCGAAGATATATTCAACTGCAAGTATATAATCTCCGGCCTCGTGTATATCTTACAGTCCTTCGACGAAGATATAGTACCTCCAGCCGACACGTTTCGCGTGGTGATGATCAACTCAAACTTCAGTCTCAACTACAACATAAATCTCATGTTGACAACTCAACACTTCGAGAAATTTTCCGATGTGTTCAGGGTTTCTTTTGAACCGGATCGGTATTCCGCGGTGAAAATCAAGTTTAAACCCGCAGGCGACATGAAAGAAATAACCACCAGTATTTTTGGTACCGGTAAAATCATTATTACCGGTGCGGAGACGCTCAAGGAGATTGTGTTTGCATACAACATAATTAATCAACATATCAATGATTGTCCAGCCATCAGGGTTTCGAAGGTTGATGTATCAGACGAGTTTAATGAATATTTTGGGTATAACATGAATGATTCTATCAAAAAAATTAAGGAGATGGGATTAGAATCGTGGACCAATACGATCACGAATAGACAAATTAATTTCTAATTTTAATATAAATGTCGCAACGTTTAGGCATGGCCGATGGCAGGTGCCACACTATCAACAACTCGTCCCTTCTCTATGATAACTACCTCAAGACCCAAAATGGTATTAAGTATGAGGACAACTACTCATTCCGCAAGCTCTTGCAGGAAAAGGGACCCGAACTCCACCAGGTCCCCGCTCCCCAAAATGACGGAAGCCCGTGTGGTCTCTGTGATTCTTCTATTAATCTTTCCAACATTAACTGAGTAAAAATTTTAAAATTAAAGTAATATCGATTATATGGACAATACTGATCAGGATACTACGTGTGCAATATGTCTCAATCCAGTGAGAGAGACAAGACAAAACAAACCCATCAGATGTGGTCATTTGTTTCACTCTCACTGTATAGAGGAATGGAAACGTCGTGGAAATCAAACATGTCCCACGTGCAGGAAAATTTTTGATGGTGCAAATTTTCAGGTGACTGTGAGTATTAGAAATACGATAAACGACATAACCGTCGTGAGAGACGTGGAAGATGATCGGTATATTTTCGATACATTAGACGCCTTTTTTGATATTGAAAATACCAGCGAACTAGAAAGTTTACTTGCGGACTTTGGGGTGAGTATGTCCAACCTTGATCCCCTTGTTCTTGACACAGAAGGATGAACAGTATTTGTCATACTTCAATCCCGGATAATCCCTAGAGATTTTACGAGGATCCCTGATCAGTTTTCCCTTAGCTCCAACCACCAGCGGACCGGTAGCCCATCCCCGTTTGTGGCTAAAAAACTCCGCTTTGAAAACCACGACTCGACCCGGTTTTAAAGTGATGGCCGCTCGTTTGACACGACCCACCGGCACTTTAAAAAATCTGGCTATACTTTCGTGTGTATCCCCCGCTTTAACTTTGTACTCAGCCTTACTATGTTGCTTGTAGAAATGAAAATCACCGTGGCACATGTAATTATTCTTTTTACATGACGCGATGAACAACATTACTTTATAGTAATCGGGTTTACACTTCGTACCACCTTTCACTATGTAAACCTGCTTGGGGTTATCAGCTACGACAAGTTTTGGTAAAGTACCGCATTTTATGTATTTACCATTTGCGCGCAGATCAGCTCGCTCTCCAGGCTGACTCTTCCAACCACGGTACCTCTGGAAATCGTTTACAGCGTATGCATAGCAATTGTTATTATTCTTACCCACTTTACCACCCCATTTTCTCGTAGTGAACGTATGTTCACCACCGCTTGTAGGAGGCCCTTTGGTCATTATAGTATGTTAGAAAAAAATATTCACACATAATAAATGATCAAGGATATTACCAAGGCTAAGACGAAGCGACAAGTCATCGAAGAAATCTTAATTTTCGTGCTCACTGTACTAGTCAGTACGTTTGTTCTTCGTTTCACCTGGAACAATTCGCTGAGCAAGCATGTCAGCGTACTCAAGCCTATTCGGTCATTTTTTGACGCACTTTTGCTTTCTATTTCTATTCAGGTTTTCCGAGGCCTTTAAACCTCTTTGAAACCGACGACACGTTCACCGGATGAGTGAACCATAGTGGGATATCCTTCGATTCCCTTGCAATCATCAGAATCGCAATCGACGAAAGTGTAAGGCTTACCCTTACCCTTGAAATATTCGAGCTGCTTACGAGTCCATCCACAACCCATGGAGCCGTAGACAGTCCACTCACCACCGGCAGGCTTCGCCTCGACCGCCTCGACCGCCTCAACGGGTTCAACTGCCTCGATGGGCTGAGTCTTTTTCATAGCCATGAAAATACGAATGTTAATGAGCACGAGAATGAGTGCGAGAATCATGTTTGTATATCTATATAATATATTTTATTTCTGTTTCTAAAGTATGACGAGTATTCAGAAGAATATTGATAGAATTCTCGAAGGTAACAGGGGGTGTGCTCCTATGAACCATATATCTATTAATCAGACGTGGAAACGGTCAGGTGCATACGGTAACGTGCGTCGGGCCAAATTAATGGGTAAATCTAGGAAATTTGTAGCATTGAAGGAAATGAAAGTTCCTAGATCTGAACCGGAACTCGGTGATCTCGCTGAGATGGAATACAAAATTGCTAAAAAGCTCAAAGATTTTGATATTCCGAAGGTATACAAGTATGTTAAGTGTCCCATAGAGGGTAATGGTCCGAACGTTAGAAAGGACATACTATATTTCGAGTATGTTAACGGTGTTTCATTAAGAGAATATATAAGATCTCGACGAGATCTTAGCCTCGTTCAGTTAAAGTCGATCATCGTTCAAGTGTGTTACAATCTGTATAGGATTCATAAGAAGTTTCCAGCATTTCGTCACCACGACTTGCACACGGATAATATTCTCGTTCGACCCGTCACAAAGAAGAAACTATCCATAGAAGTTGATGAGGTCAAATACACGATCGATAACGGTGGACTTGAATTGGTGATGATCGATTTTGGATTTTCTTCTTTCCCTGATATACCGAATCCTCTCGTCAATACGAAACGCTATCACAATATAGGTATTCACAGGAATTCCAATAAGTATTACGATTTACACTTTTTCCTTAATAGTTTATACAACGAACTCGCCATATCGGCACGAAAACAACCTATGGTACCGGATCACGGACCCCGTGTCGCTGGAAAGGTTTTCGTCGGAACCCTGTTCACACGGGATTATATCGGGTACAGATCGAGTAAACTGAAAAATTATAGATTACGTGGTACGGCGAATAATTCCAGAAATAAGGATTTACCGACTTTCGAAAAGGTATTGAAGCATTCATTCTTAACCGGAATCCGGGTATCGCGCGTCGATTTACCCACGGCTAGAACACCGAGCACTCCTGTACCGATCATACGTAGAAATAGTACACCTCCCAGGAATAACCAAACGACCACCAGTCAAAGAAAGGCGGCCATGAACCGAGCTAAAAAAATTCTGGAAGCGGGTAAGCAACTGGGTAAACCTAAAATGAGACCCGGCATTGTTCGCACCGGTGCGACTAAACCACCGCTTCCACCCAAACCCCCCAAACCCCCGTCTCCCCCTAAACCCAATAATAATAAAAAGCCACTTCTCACCAAATCCGCGACTGTACCGGGTATGACCAAAACAAAGAAGTCTTCGAGTAAGAAAAATAGGGTAAGTAAGTCATGGGCTAGATCTTTCATGAACAGCATGACTCGCAAGTAGAAGTATTAAAGAAAATGCTCGTTCTTTATATAATGGAATGTTGTGAGGTGTGTTGCGAAAAATACAACAATTCAAATCACAAAAAGGTTGAGTGTCCTTTTTGTGATTTAAAATCGTGTCGAACATGTTCACAAACATATATGCTCAGTACCACGGAAGAACCACATTGCATGAAATGCAAGCACGTACATAATAGAGAATTTGTAGACAGTTTTTGTTCATCTATATTTAGAAATCGTGATTGTAGACGACACCGCGAAAACGTATTGTTTCAAAGAGAAATGGCGCGCATGCCAGAAACACAACCATACGTCGTTCGCGAGTTACAAGTGCGGAGTTTAAGATTGTCGTATCTCTATTTAGTTTACATTTTGACTCATATGTATAAGACCGATTACGTAAACGACGAAGTGAAACCATATTTAGATTCTGTATTACGTGGGACTATCATGGATATTTACGAGACGCTTCAGGTGTTGAATCAAAACGAACCAACCATATATAGTGATAAGTATCATAAGATAGCTCAAAAATGCCCGTCAGAAGAATGCCGTGGATTCTTGTGTGACGACTGGGTATGTGGGATATGTAAAAGCAAATTCTGTGATAAATGTCATGAAGTTCTTGTACCCGGTCACGTGTGTAATAAGGACACCGTAAAAACGATGAAACTACTGAAGAAGGATACGAAACCATGTCCAAAATGCAATGTACCCATATCCAAAATAGAAGGTTGTGCTCAAATGTGGTGTACCCAGTGTCACGTGGCTTTTGATTGGAGAACTGGAGCGATCGAGACCGGTAGAATACATAATCCTCATTATTTCGAATTCAAAAAACGTTCGAGAGAACATGGCGACATTCCATGTGGTGGAAGACCCACACATTCAGAATTGCGACGATATAGGGCCTCCATTACAATTCTAGAGATTTCTGTGAGTGTGGTACAACTCGAATACGATCTTTTATATAGACATGGGTACGTGTATGAGGATAATAGATATTTACGTATGAAATATTTATTAAACGAACTTTCAGAAGACGGTTTAAAACGTGAACTTCAGAGACGGGATAAGAATAACTGTAAAACAGGTGATATTAGAGATATCTACCAGATGTATATAGATACAGTCGGCGATCTTTTGAGACAGTACACGATAGATAGGTCAAAAGAATTGGACATAATAGCCGAAGTTCGTGAGCTACTTCTATATATGAATAATGTACTAGAAACCATACGAAAAAGATATGTTTGCAAGGTTCCGTATAATTTAATATTGGATATAATTAAATGATAGTGTTCATTCTTGTAGCAGTAGCGCTGCTATGCATTCTATTGAAACCTAACTACAAAAAACCAGTGGTTATACCTAAAGTATTCACACCCGAACAGTGTGATAATATTATAAAGACAGCCGGCTCAAGACTGGAACCATCTAACATGGATACCGATTATCATGTAGATAAGAAAATACGAGATAGCGAAACCGCGTGGATAAATCCTATGGAGAATAGCATCGCCAACAAGATGATTAAGAAATGTGTATCATTCACGGACAGGAAACCAGCTAACAGTGAGCAGTTACAGGTTCTCAAGTATAAAGAGGGTGGATTTTACACACCCCACCAAGACGCATTTTACGACGAAGAAAATCCCAGAACCGTCACTGCTATAATAGCGCTGAATGATGACTACGAAGGCGGAGAAACAGAGTTTCCTAATTTAGGTAAAAAATTCAAACTCGGTAAAGGTGACGTGCTTCTATTCAACAATTTCACTGATTGGGGCTACCAAACTCGAAAGTCCTTACACGGTGGTCTGCCGGTGAAATCGGGTATTAAATGGATATGTAACCTTTGGATACATAGATATCCGTATGACTCCAATGATTGGACGGGTTCAAAAGCTTATCCGGGGAATGAAGACGGTGGTTCGTGTTCCGTTTTTTAATTAATCTCTCGTATGTCTAATTTAGACCAATATATAGTGATTATAAGATGAATACCCAGCGCAAATAAATAACCAACATCCCACCACAGGTCTAATAGAACGGCTATAGGTACGAGCCCAAAACAGTAAAAAGCGTGTAACACCACAAACGGCCGACTCTCAATCCTTTCCGAATGCACTGAATATAACGTAGCTACCAGAAACGTTATATTCAGTATGTCTATCACCGACCTACGAGTCATCAACCCATACACTCCTATCCACAACCACATCCATAAAACCAGACGAGTAACCTCATGATACCTGGCGTAAATTTGCATATGTGGACGTTGTTGAGGTTGAGGTTCAATAACTGGAGGAGCTTCTATGTCTGGATTCATACCTATAAAAATATTTCCATCAGGTGATTCTACGACGACGTGTCGCCCATTTTCCATATATATTTTTTTCGATTTATTTTTCTAAATGCTTCGATTTGAAACTTATCACAAGGAGTGTTCACTAACGTCGGAACCCATTCAATCTCCTTAATTATAGCTTCATAGAAGACGAATTAGAGTGATATTGTTTTTTAGTTTCATGAAAATAACTTCGTCACATTCTCCCCCCTTAATTACCATCTGAACTTCTCCACAGGTTGTACCGTCGGTCTTATATCTATCACACGCTCTAATCGTGCGTTCGGTGATATCCATACCCTGACTATACCCAATGAAAGTTTTATCGATTTCACCATGTTCGTCTCGGGCTTCAACTGTCGCTTTCACGGAATATGCACCGTACTCCCATGGCTGAATGGTATCGGGGGGTGGAGGTGGTTCCGCTAAGAAAGATGCCATATTTCCCTTGAAACGTTTATTTAAAGCACCGACCGGTGATATTAAAAGAGTTGCTAACGCGTGCATTGTCATGAATGAGTCTAAATTTTTTAAGTGTACTTAAGTCGAAAAAACATTTTAACTAAAATTAAGATGAACATTTTCTTTCTTTCGTTGATTCCGGAAGAGATTGCAGAACTTTCATGTGACCAGCATGTTATCAAAATTCAGTTAGAAATTGCACAGATGTTATACACTGCGTGGTATTATGCAGGTCAAGAACAACACGTCCGAGAGTATGCACCGTATACAAAAAGCGGATCGCAGCGTGGGTACAAACCCGCACACAAGAAACACCCGATGACGATGTGGATTTCTTCGAGTCTTCGTAATTACATGTTCGCGTGTGAAATCGGGTTAGCCTTATCAAAAGAATACACCAAACGCTACGGTAAAATTCATACATGCGAAGGACATTTACTGTGGCTCAAGAATAATGTACCACCCCATTTTGATGAACATAAAAGTGATACAGCGTATTACTCGACCCAGGGAATCCCCGAATGTATGCCAGTGGCGTACCAGTGTCCAAACGTCGTCGAAGCGTATCGTACATATTACATCAACGATAAGGCTTCGTTTGCACGGTACAAAACGAGTAAACCTACTTTTATGCAGGTGTAGAATGAAATAATTTGTAATCTAATATAAATGAGTAACTTACAGAAGAAGATACCTTTTATGGCGGGGGTGTTTGGGCACCTTATTTTTCAAACTTTTGTTGCATACAGGGCCGCCGAGGCGACCTCCGGAAACGCCTACATGAAAGATATTGCTCGTTCCAATGCGTTATTGATAGGAATAATTGGTTTGGTGATACTTCTAGTGTTGAGTCTCTTGCGATTACCCATTCCTGTTAAGGTGGGGTTATTTACCATTTTGGCGTACATCGCTGGTATGGCGCTTCACGATGTGCCTAATTTACAAGAAGCTTTACTCGAGGTCGTTGGTATATTTATCAGTATGTTAGTCGCTGGGATATTCACTGTTCAGATGGGATACAAACTCGATATTCTCGGTCAGATATTATTCTTCTCACTCTTAACCATTTTGATCGCTCGCGTTATCAACATCTACGTGAGACGCACACGAGTCGAGGAAAAGAATTCACTCGTTCCCAGTAGAATTCTTACGATATTGTTTGCGCTATTTGTGGTGTATGATACGAATAAGATATTGCAGAGGAATTATTCCGGCAATTTCGTAAACGCATCGTTGGATTACTTTTTAGATATATTTAATCTTATTCGTTCGGTTGGTGGAAACGAATAATCAGACTTGCCGGGAATCGAACCCGGAACGCTGGATTAGAAGTCCAGAGTGATATCCGTTTCACTACAAGCCCATGCCCTCGACGAGACTCGAACTCGCGACCTTCGGCTTACAAAGCCGACGCTCTACCAACTAAGCTACAAGGGCGAATGGTGATTTTTTGTACTACTGCGTTATATTTAGTTCGTGATACTAGCGATAATCTCTGGATATAACGCGTTATCCTTTACCTGCTCAACGAGTCGCTTGCGATTCACAATATGTAACTTCTCAACATCCGCCTTGTTTTGACCGACATACGGCACTGCGTATCCCTTATCGCATAGCCATTTATTGACATTGGTCCATACACCGTCCTCAGAAACCCAAACTTCAGCGAGTACACGTCCAAACTTACCCCTAGAATCCGCCTCCGGGCAGCGAAGCTCAATTTCAATGTCATCCTTCTCAGACGCGACTGCCTTTAGACACCATTCCTTGAGCTTCTTCTTGGAGATAAGACCAAAAACCTTTTCCACAGTATCGCGAGTACGAGACTCGGGTGTATCTATCCCTAGAAGACGGACACGCTGCTTCGTGCATACATCGAATCCGAGATCAATGCAAACGTCAATGGTATCTCCGTCAACAACCTTTTCCAGGGAAGAAACCTTGTACCGAAAGTTGCATTCCGGAGAATTGTACGCCATTATATTCGATACATGGTTCTAGTCTTTAAACCCAAGTTAAAAAAATAGTGCTCGAGTATAGTATGTATATTCGGGCATATTCCTCGAACGATTCTTATAAATATAGACTGGACAAAACCAGGAAGAATGTACTGAATGAAATATATCAACAGCAGTCGTTTCGCATCCCGTCAAATAGACCGGTATCCGATAATTTGCGTCTTCGTCTACGATTCAGAGAAGCTGTAGAAGAAGCACAAGAAATATGCTCTCACGATAAAAATTCAAAAGAATGTCATTTCGCGTGGTATGAAGTTGACGAATTAGAAGATTCTATCGACCGCTGGAATTGTCGACACGACTCACAGTAATCGTAGCGGGTTCTTCGTCGTACGTGTAATACTTTATAGAAATACCAAATATACGTTTCATATGTGTATTCAATTCTCCGTTAATAGCCCCTTTCCAGTCTCTTAACGTAGTCTGAAAATACTCCTGCCCATCTTCACCAAATACTCTAGAGGTGAAAAATGGCTGAGAACGAACCCATTCCATGTGTCTATTCACAGTGGCAGGAACGGGTCTCTGTCCCCTATCCACGGACTCCAAAATATCGATAACGTAATATCCGTGTCTATCTGCGATGATGTTCGCTTGCATTCCCGGATACCCTTTAATATACGCTTCAAAATCCGCTCCACTTGGAAGTGTCACGTACACGCTTCGAGTACTCGATGGTAAAGGTGTATTACCAGTAGCGGTCGATATACCCGGGTGTGTGTGGTATGAAATGTAAGAATTTCTAAAAATTCCTACGATATGTCCGTTCACTTGCATTCTTTGTTGCGAGGTGAAACGTGTCGGAACGTTAAATTTAATCGTATTACCGTCGGACACAAAATCTATTTTACCACCGTATTCCCACCGTTTAAGCGTAGACATGTTGTTTATCGAACGTAATTCTTTTACTACACGTTTAGGGAGTTGTATAGATGCTTTAGTGTTGGAAACTCTGACAACCTTCGCTACCATTTCTAGATCTTTTCGTTTGGCACTGTTGGTGGTGGGTATGTAGTTCGCTGGAAGACGCTTTCGCTTACCTAACATACCTGAACCAACCGTATTTATGTTCATGACATTTCTCCTAAACAGATAATTTTCGACATTTCTGTTTCCTTGATTTATGTTCATGGATGTACCCGATCTAGGCGTGGGCATCTTACTGTAAAGATATAAAATTATCTCGTCTTGGTAATTTTGAGTGCAGACTTATTCTTAACCGCCTTAGGATCCAGTCTGTTTACACTGCTTCGTTTAGGATTGAACATCTTCTTATGCGCGTGCCAGTATTCAGGAGCTCCAACCTTAAAGTTCTTATGCATCTTCGCTTTGTACCAAAAAACACAGTCCTCGATGCGATTAGATTTACTGGTGTTATCCAAAACAATACATTCATAATTCTCGGTGCAAGCATCCATGACCTTGTTAAACATATCAAACGTCGGGAAAATACCAAAAAAACTTTTGTATAATTTTTCTCGATTCTGGATGATGTTCTCCCTGAGAATAAACACGTAATCCACGTTAGCGCGAAGAGCTGGTGGAAGATCCATACAATACTGCATCGTCAACATAAAAAAAATTTTCCAGTGTCTGCCATTCATAAAGCATTGACGAATGCACGTGTCGCGCATGAATTTATTGTCGTACATACAATCATCCAATAAGAGGAATGCACCACAATTTTGTTTTCCAGCACCCACGAGCTTTCTTTGTCGGTCCATGACTCGCTCTATAGCCTCTCTATCGTAGTCTCCGTATATAAACAGGTCGGGTATATACTGTTGATAATAATGATTACCTTCTTCAGTAGCCGATAAAACGATACCCGCTGGTAAGTGCTTCTTGTGCCATAAAATATCAGTCACGAGCGTCGATTTACCTGTATTACGTTTTCCTATGAATACACACACCTTGTCGTCGGCTATTTTAGCCGGATTGAATTTTCTCAAACGTAAATCCATCTATAATATCGCATTGTTTTATTTGATAAAATTTTACTCGCATGTATTAAGAATGGCTGGACGTTTACGCCTCGCTGTCACAGGTGTCCAGGATCAATGGCTCACCGGTGATCCAAAAATTTCATATTTTTCGTCGATATACAAAAGACATACCCGATTTTCTACAGAAGCGGTCGGTATTCCTATCACTGGAAATGTCTCACTGGGTGGAAATGCTATAGCCCGTATTCCAAATAACGTCGGCGATTTACTTCGAAGTGTGATGCTTAAACTTACCCTGGGAAAGTTACCAACCAGCTCTTTACCCGGAAATCTGTATAATGCGTCAGTTGCTACGAGCGTCATACAGCATGTCGACCTGGTAATCGGTGGACAAACAATTCAACGACTTACAGGTGACTATATAGACATATATAACCAACTCTATAACAATAAAGATGATGCAGATACAGCCCTTTACTATATGAACGGTCACAATAACCAAATTAAAATCGTTACCACACCGAGGACCCTCTATTTAAACTTACCGTTCTACTTTTTTAGGAATCCTAGCTTAGCTATACCTATATGCGCTATTACTCGTCAGTTAATCGAAATACACATAAAGTTTAAAGATGTGGATGATGACGTGACCTTTAGCTACGGAGAAGTAAATGGAAATATGGTACGCACTAAAACAGAATTGGGATCTATCGTTGAAGCGTCTATCATTACAGATTTCTACTTCATCACTCGGGATGAGATAAACTTTTTACTCACACGCCCCATGCAGTATATCATAACACAGTTACAGTTATCGACTATGCAATTTAAACCTAATGAAACGAAGAAATCGGCACTGTTAAAATTTACAAACCCCGTTAAAGAATTATTCTTTTTGGCGAAAGAAGAAACCGGTGCAAACGTAGGAAATGAAGACCGTCTACTTAACACCTCGTCATCCGACCAGGCATTTTCTAGCCACGTGACGAATAAAAGATCTGATTATCGGTTCGTGAAGAATATTCGGTTCGATTGTAACGGTAAACGCATGTTTGATCACACAGGTAAATATCTAGCCTACGAACAATCTTTAA